GCTTTAGTATATTTAGTTAAATTAAGTATTTCTATTAAAAACTTTTTACGTGCTGTATCTGCACTAGTTAAGAACTCTAGGCTATTAGCATTGCTTTGATAAACAATCTGTGCAAAACTTTTATGATCTATGCCTATAATATCTTCAATCATCTTATAGGTTGTAGTAGCGGTATGCCCACTAATATCCTTACCATTTTTTAATAGTTTAACAGTTTGCTGTGCACCACGTGTGGTCTTTACTGTATAATCACTATCATCACGACTAAAGTCTAATTCAATTGTATAAGTCTTATCTTTAACGTGACGATTTAATATATCGGCTTTTTTGATGCCTTTGCTGTTCTTATTGTAGAGTGCTTCTTCTAAGATAAGTGCTATGCTGCTTTTACCATGTCCGTTTCTACCTACTAGTTGTGTAAGTGGAGCATGTACAAAGTTTATTTTATTATTAGCACCATAACTAAAAAGATTACTCCATCGTAATTCTTTGATTGTTATCATTGCCCCAAAACTTTCGCTTGTTTAAAAATCCCAGTTGTTCCATTAATAATACACAATCCTTAGCACTACTTAATTCACTGTGCCACAACTCTTGTGTGCCGTGTTTGCGTTCACTAATTATTTTAGCTACATATATCATATTAGGATGTTCAGTCATCAGTTTCTATCCTAGCCAAGTGTGCTTGCAGTTCTAGTACAGTTTGTTCAACTGTTTCACTGCCTAACTGCAATACATAGGTTAAATATTCACGAACTTCTTCAACCAGTGTCATCTCCGCATCAAGCATTAGTTGTACATCTGTATTACGCTTGATAACTTTGCGATCAATTAACTCGTTATCTTCTAGTTCACCCAACTCCTGCATATCACCCTCAACTTGATAAATTGTATGATGATACGGTGTTGGCGGTTTAGGGTCGCTTACTCCTACTGTTAAGCGTATTAACTGCGGTACTTCAAGCTTTAGCCAACTGTGTTGCAATGTTTCAGTATCAATTAAGATAACACCAGTGTCAACTGGTTGACGGTGAAAACTAGTAGTAACAGGACTACCGGGATAAAGAATATTAAGTTGACAATTTTCATAACTATGCAGGTCTCCGGCTAAGACAACATCCCAGCCGCTAAAAATATTTAAATCTACTTCTGGTGTAACGTGCGGTGGTATACTACCACGAACGTGTGTACACAATATCTGTCCACCATCTGGCCAAGGATTGTTTTGTTCAAAATCTTTTAGCTTGTTGTATGGAACAAACTCTACTCCATAATCGCTGTAGTAATCATCTACGACTATAACTTTGCGATTCATTTTATTAGTGGCTTTAGCCAAATTAGTCATAAAAGTAGTTGATTTTTTAACTGCTTCATGATTACCACTGTATATAATAGTTGGTATATTACAGTTGCCTATTAAGTCAAAATATATCTCTAGTTCTTCCATACTAGGCAGTTTATCAAAAACATCGCCACCTATAACAAATACATCAGCATTGGTTTGTTTTTCTGCTAATTGTTGCCATAGTAGGTTATATCTGTTTCTAGCCCAATCTTGTGGTACGTTTTTCTGCCCTAATTTTATGTGTAAATCTGCTGTAAATAGTAATTTCATTTATAACCTTTTTTAGGCAAAAAAGCCCAGTAACCAAGATCACTGGGCTTTTGCATTATCCTAGTTCTTTAACAGCTTCTTGTTCGCTTTCTGTACCTTCATCTTCACCGCCACTATTTACTTTTTCTAGTAGTGCTAAGACTTCTTCAGCTTTGGGTCTTGGGAATTTTTCATCAATTGAAACAGCGGCATCTGCTGCTGCTTGTTCTGCTGCTGTAAGTGCGCGAGGCTTGCAACGTAATACTTGAAGCGTGTATTCAACATTAAATGCTAGTGGCCCAGTTTTAGTACGCTTGAACACAACGTCCCAACCGGTATCATAATCTGTAGGATCACCTAAATCTTCGGCTGCTGTTAGGATTTGCTCAAATAACTTCTTTTTAAGGTTGAGCGCCTTAACTTTACCATCTTTAGGATCGATACAATTGATCGAATAGCTCCAGCTGCATTTAAGTTCAGGATAGAAGTCAGGCACATGATCTTTTTCCATGTTGTCAAACTTCTCTTTTTCACGGCTAAATGCCAAGCACTCAA